GTAAAAGTCACCCGGTTGCATGCTCGCCGTGCCCTTGATGTCCACCGTTGGCTGCTCTCCATAGTGCCCCTTGGCGCGTGTGTTGGTTCCCTTGTCGGTCATGAACTCCACCAGGGGAACCCTACTACCCCGTACCCGTAGCACCATGCTGTCGTCCGTCATGCCGCTGCGCGTCCTGGCGATCTTGGAGAATCCGCCCACCGCCCCAAGCCGGTACCGATCGCCAAGATGCCCGATCAGGTCCTTTCTAACCGCTGCGCTCGTGCTACGCATGGCCTTGCGCGCAAATTTTTTGAACCCTTCCGGGGTGAAGTTCCGCTCCAGCTGCGTCAGCTTTGTACGAGTCTCCGGCGTAATCTCCGCTTTGACCCCTATCACCTTTCACTCCACCTTTCCGCTTGCCCCCGGTCCCACCTCGCCATATGGGAGCATTCCCGCGCGCGGAGAAGGAGGCCCCCGCGTGCGCCCCACACAAAAGCGACCCGCATTTCTGCCGGCCGCTTTCCCTTGTCCACTCGTCCTTAATACCATAGTACCACATCCAAAACGCACAAAACGCACAGCTTTCAATTTTTCTCGAAAAACCTTTCTACGGCCATTCTCACGCTGCTTGGCGTATTTCCTCCAGCATTACTCGCCACCTGCACCCACGCCATGCCTTTGATGTACCGTAGGGTAATGAGCATCCGCAAATAGCTGTCTTCCAATCCATCCACAAACGCCTCGATCGCGGCGCGCTCCGCTGTGAGCCGTTGCTTGCGCCGGCGCAAGCGGTCCGTCGTTTTGGTGTCCGTGCCGGTGATCGTCACCACGTGCTGCTTGTACGGCGGGCGCCTGCTGGAAGATTTCACGGAATCCGAAACAATGCGCTCTTTTTCAAGCCGCTTTTCAAGCAAAATAATCTCTCGCCTAAGATGTGCGTATTGCTCCAGCCTGTGCTTTGTCATTCCAGCAGTCCCCCCCTCCAGCATGCTCCCGGTCTCGCTACTGTGGGGCATCTATTTCCCCGGCATCCTTTTGCAGCCGTGGTATGCGTCATAAGCCATGCATTCGTGCACAAGGCAGTCCTGGAAATCAGTTATTGTTGTCTGTGTGCGCGAATCGCGACAGGCCCTTGTTGAGCTTACGATAGCACCGTTGCCACCGCTTCCACCCCGTGTCGGTATGTACCCGTAATCCGTAGTCTGAATACTTGTTTTCCTGAAAGGGCATTTCATGCGTTTTCCTCCCTCCTCTCCGCAAGCGCGGCCTCGGCGGCTTCATGTAAAAACTCGCACACAACTCCACCCATCGGATCCAAAAGACAGTAAAATCCATCGCCTGTATATGATAGCTCATAGCCAGTTCCGTCACTTGCCTCTTCCATCCACCCATCCTCCGCCCGCGCCAGCTCCGCGCAGCGCTCGGGCGTGAGGCCGGTGGCGCGTCGGTTCCAGACATCGGCGGCCTCTTCCGGCTCGTCAAACCACGTTATCATTTCGGCTTGACAGTCATAGGTCGCGCATCGCACCGAAACCATATCGCATTCCCCGTGATACTCTGCCTCCCCGCCGCAAAACGGGCACCTCTCAAGCTCGTTCATAGCCCCTTCCCCTCCCTCCACGCTTCCGCCCACTTTTCGTTAAAGGTCAAAATAGCGGTCCAACACATACAGCACCACCTTCCAACCCGCCCATATCATAGCGCATGTCAAAACCAAAGCGATGAAAACCGCCATACCAACCACTACCCCGGCCCATGCGTAGACGGCGATCTCTAGGCTACAATCCAACGGTTTCGTCCTCCCTTGGCTTCTCCCGCAGGCCGAGCCACTCAAACCGGCACCCCGGCTTCCCCCCATAGCAAACGCCGCCGTTTTTCATATAGCGCTTGCATGCAAGACACGGCTTTGCCTCGTTGATGTCTGCCACCGCCGCATCCCGCTCCAAGTGTAGCGCGTCATTTTCGGACTTCAACCGATTAAGAATGGCGAAAAGTTGCTCTACAATGGCGCAAAGGCTCTTTCCGTTTTGCGCGGCCTCATTGCTCATGCGCTCAAGATCTTCCTGCAGCCGCTCCACCTCGCCCAGCAGGAACGGGATGTCCTCGTGAGCGTGGGCGATGAACAATCCGTCAGCATCTTCAAATACTGGGCAAATACTGTGTTGCCGATCTGTTAAGACAGATCCCGCAAAGTGTGTTGTTTTGGCATCGCTAAAATAATTCTTATCACGGTAATACCATGTGCCTGGTCTCGCCGCCTCGCACCGCTCCCGAATCTCGTCAAGCCTCTTCGCGTTATCCATCCTCACACCTCCACGATCTCAATCCCCAAGCACTCCCGCATCAACCGCTTTTTGATCCTGTACGCCTTGTCCCTGGCCGTCGCGCTGCTCTTGGCGTCCTCCACCCGGTACGACCCGTCCCTCTGCAGCACCACGAAGTCCGCGATGTACACCGTGTCGCCCGGCAGCCGGAACGGGTGCTGCGTGAACACGCCCAAGATTTCGCCGGCGCGGAGCATCAGCTGCAGCTCGCTCCAGCGCTTCGCCTCGTGCTTGCTGTCGAAGGTGCGCCCGTCTACCTCCACGCGCTGGTTTCCGTACTTCGGCCGGCGCTTCGCGGTCTTGTCCGGCGCCAGCCCCACGGGCAGCGGCATACCGGTTCGCTGGCAGTAACCGCGCACCCAGGCTTCGTCCGCCTCAAACGGCATGCCCTCGCTCCTCCAGCCACTGCGCGTAGTAGTTGATCTCTTTGCCGCTCAACTCTGCCAACATGTGCTCGATCCTTGCGCTCCTGCTCTCTGTCCAGTCCGGCAGGAAGCAAGCAGCTTCGCACGCCTCCAGCATCGCCGCATCCATGCGCATGTACTGCTCCCACGTAAAGCCTTTCGGCCACATGGCTGGCGACAGCACAATATAGCCCGCATCCTCCAGCGCCCGCTGCGCTTTCAGGAACTTCGCAAGGTAAAACTCGTCTCCGGTGGTCTTCCCCGTCAGGTACACCGTCCTTTTCATGGTCGCCCTCTCTTTCTTGCCGGATCGCGGATCAGCCGCGCGTTGATGTACGCCCCCGGCACATACTTGCTTGTTTTAACCTCGCATGCCACCAGGCGGTACCCTGGGTACGCCCGCTCCAGCACCTCGCGGGATACCTCGTCAAACTGCAGGGCCAGCTGCTCGGCCTTGCGGCGGCTGATCTTGCGGTCGCTCACCGTCACCTTCGGCTGCTTGAGCCCCAGCGAGGCCCCCCAGCGCTTCTTTCCCTTGGGATCCTTGCTCATGTACTTGGCTAGTCCGGCCAGGCCGTGATCGTCGGGCTGGAGGCGGCGGGTGTTGGCCCTGCCCGCGGTCCACAGCCCCTCCACCACGTCCCGGTCGATGCCGGTTATCACCACGTGGTGGTGCACCCTGCGCTGCTGCTTTTCCGGGTCGTCCTCGTGCTCTATCACGTACATGTAGCGCAGCGGCTCTGTGATCCCTTGCCTGCGCATCCACCGCCGCACCCGCTTGAGGAAGTTGATGATGTCCTTGCGCGCCTGCTCGTAGTCCGGCGCGTCCCCCGCGTAGGTCAGCGTTATAAACAGGTCCTTCGCCGTGAAGTTTGTGTCCATGAGGCGGCGGAACCGTTGCTCCGCGTTTTTTCGGTTGAGCCGCTGCTGGGCGAGCCGGTGGCGTTCCTGCTCCGCTTCGCGCTTTATCGCGCTGATATCCGCCCGCGCCTCGATGAGCGGGAACAGCTTTACCTCCACCACGTTCTCCCCGCACCAGTAGGTTGTTGCCCGGTATCCCAGCAGCTTGTGCCGGCTGGCGCGCAGGTGATCCTCCAGCGCCTGCTCCCCCAGCACCTCGGTAAAAAAGAGCTGGTATGCCTCGGTGGCGAATCCCTTCTTGCGGCCCATGCGGATCCTCCTGTGTACGAGATCTTAGTACTGCATTCTAGTCCAGCTCGCGCCAGGTCGGCGCCGCGATCGTCGCGTGGGATGCTGTTTTCGAGGGTGTTTCTTCTATATATAAGGGCTATCTTGAAATGCTTTTTTTGCGGATGTGGCGCAATAGGGCGCGCCCCGCGCCGGCCGCGCTCCTCCAGCACCACCGCGCAAGCCTTGCGATGGAAAGAGCGGCACCGAAGATCACCGCCGCTGCGAGGAGCACCGTCGCCTCCAGCCCGGCGTCCAGCGGCATCATGCCTCTGTCTCCTCCTCTGGCATGCTCGCCTGGCTTTCAGCGTTCACTCCTTCTTTCTCTTCCGCTCGGAAGATACTTCGGGCGGGCTTGGCGGCGATCCGGGCTAGATTGCTCATGACGTCTTCCGTTCCCTTGGTACTGATCGGCCAAATGAGCGCGGAGCATAACATGTCGCCATATACCGCAACAACGCTCCCGCCGACTCCGTAATCGCGCTCACAGAACTGATATCTATCCTCTTTGTTGCGCGCCGGCTTGATATACGCCTGGTTAATCAAAAGTATCCCATCCCGTCCCGACAGCACGCGGTACAGTTCTCCACGGCTCCAAACAAATGCCTCCTCCTCTTGGAGCGGGCGCTCTCTGCCTTCTGCCAGCGGTTCGAGCGCGAAAGTCAAATCGTCCATGTCGTAGCTGCCCAGGGTAAACTCACGCACTTGCTTTTCCTGGAGGTCGAACAGTGCCGGAAGGCTTTCCTTTGTCAAACGAATCCCTTCTACGGGATAAAAAGCGGAGCCGTTTCCGATCCACTGGTGGCCGCTCGGAGTGTTGATGATCGCGAATTTTCCCACCTCTACGCAAAGGGTTTTGATTGCTTGCAGCTTCATCTTGCTTCCTCCTCTGCGCTCGTTCCGTGTGTGGCGCGTCGGTTCCACAAATCCGCAACCCTCTCTTTGCTTCCGCCGAACGGCGTCTGGATTCGGCAGGTGCAGCATTCCGCGGTGTATATCGTGTTCCCAATGCCGGTTTTCTCAAAATGCACTTTCGCTTCCCCGCCGCAAAACGGGCATGGTTTCAGTTTCATCGCCGGCCCTCCCTCAAAATGTCATCTATCTCCATGATCAACGCGAAGATAGGGTACGCTTGCCACGGCACCACGGCCAAGCCAAGGGATTCAATGCGCCGTGCCCTATCCTTCATGCCCCGCACCGTGCGCGGCGGCTCCCATGGGTGCTGCTCCTGCCCACGCCATGCCGGCCACTCTACAGCGTCCAATTTTGTGGAAACCCCATCAAGCACTCTACCCAATCGGGATTCAGCTGCCCGCCAGAAGTCGCCTTGTTCACATCCGTTCGCAGGCTGCTTCTGGTTTGCCCGCCTCCCGTGCTTCCCGTCATGTCTGCCGCGGTTGGCGTCGTCCAGGCCTTCGCTGCCGTCGACAGCCCATCTCCCGCATTCGGCGAGCTGTCCGCCCGGTTGTGGTTCTCGTTCACAGATGGCGCGGGCCAGGCGGCAGATACCTGCGCCTGCAGCTTGGTCGATTTCTCCGGCGGCCTCCCGCCAGTCCGCGCCGTGCTTCCGCAGTTCGCCGCCGTGGGCGTACCCCACAACGAAGCACCGATCCCGACGATGGGGCGCGCCGACGGCAAGAGCTGGCAGTACAACCGCCCCTGCTTCGTAGCCCTCGGCTTCCAGGTTAGCGAGTACAAGGTCGAGCGCCAGATTGACGAACCCACCAACGTTCTCAACAACAACCAAACGGGGCCTGCACTCGTGTATAAGGCGGCGCATTTCGGGCCATCGGTGGCGAGAATCAGCAACTCCCCCTTGAGATCCCGCGACAGAAAACGGCTGGCAGGGTGGACCTCCGAAAATGATATCTGGATGGATTCCGTGTGCTCGCAGTGCATCGGCTGTCAACTCCTCGTCACTTTCGAATATGGGCTTGTCCGGGTGTCGCTTGGCGAGCTGCGCCCGGCGCTTTGGATCGGCTTCGCAGTACGCAGCCACCTCGATCCCGCACCAGAACGCGGCTAGGGCGAGGCCGTCGCACTCGCCGCTGTAGGTGGAGACGGCGATCATGCTTCCCCTGCCTCCAGCAACCCCGCCGCCCACAATACGTCACGCCCGACCTCATCGGCCCAGCGCGGCTTTCCGTCGTCCTCCAGCAGCGCCACGCCATGCTCCTCCAACAGCCTCCGCAGCTTGCTCTGCCGGAAGTGCTCAGTGTGGTTGTTCTGTGCGCGCTCTTTTTTCTGTTCCAGTTTTGGAAGGCTCTCTTGTCTCTCCCTCGCCCCTTCCAGCGCCCCGACCTGCTCCTCCTTCGGCAGCTTCGACAGCTCATACGCTTCCGTCACGCCGATCTCCCCGTCGCGCAGCTTTTCGGCTACCTCTGGCGCAAGGTCTCTCGCAATCTTCGCAAGCCGCCCGGCCTGGGCGGGCGACACATCCATCATTTTTGCCACGTGATCCCGCATTCTCCCCGCGAATTTATACCCGTCCTTTTTGAGTTGCCGCAGCGCGGCCTCAATCTGTTGCGCCTGCTGTGCGCTCTCGTAATCGTTTAGTTTTCGCGTCATGGCGTTGGCGTGCAGCAGCTGCAGCTTAACCCATTCCCTCGGCCCGTGTGGAATCACCACGCATGGCACCGTCCGGTACAGCTCGTTCCCGCCCTCGTATAGCGTCCAGCATGCGGAATGCCGCCGCTCTCCGCTGATCAGCTCGTGCATGCCGTCTTCGTCGGCCTCCAGCACCACCAGCGGCTGTTGTAGGCCCAGGCTCTCAATGCTCGCCGCCAGGTCCTCGATGTCTCGGACGCCGTAAAAGTTGTCTTCCGACGGCCTGATTTTGTCCAGTGCTATGTGCCGTATCGCAAAGGCACCCTCTGCCCTTGCCGCCGGTTTCGATTGGTCGTTTAGCAGGTCGCCCAACTTAAATGCCCCCATGGTCCCACCTCCGGCTTGTGCTAGAATTAGCACATTTTCAGATACTCCTCCACCAGCGCCAGGTAATCCCTGGCCGCCGTGCTGTTTTTTTTGTGCGCCAGCAACGGCAGGCGCTTAAACGTCGTTTCGTCCACCGCAACGGTCTTGCGGATCGCGGTCTCAAACATCGGCAATCCCCCGCGCTCCTGCAGCCATGCTTCCCCCTGGGTGTTGACGTTGTTTTTCTGCCACATCGTCACAAACCCACCGACCACGCGGATGGCCGGGTTGAACTCGCGCAGCTCCTCCACTGTCTCCAAGATTTGCTTCACGCCGTCAAAGGCAAAGCTGTCCACCTTGATGGGGATCAGCACGTCATCGCTTGCAACGAGCGCGTTGATGGCGGACATGTTGAGGTCGGGCGCGCAGTCGATGATTGCAAAATCATACATCTGCTCCACGGATTGCAGCGCACGCTTAAGGCGCGTCTGCTGTGGCCTGGAACAGTCAAGCAGTATCTCTTTTTCAGCCCGCAACAGCATCATGTTTGCGGGCAGTATATCGAGCCATCCCGGCGGTGATATTTTTAGCCAGGGCTGTACCGCGTCTTCGACGTTATAGCCCTTTGTGGTCAGTACATCGGCGATACTCGGCGCGTTGTAGCTGTGCGCGCCGAAAAATCGGCTTACGCTCCCCTGCTTGTCGTTGTCCACCAGCAGCACGCGCTTTCCGTGCACCTCCGCCAGTATGTGGGCGATGTTGATTGCGCCCATGGTCTTCCCAACTCCACCCTTCAAATTGATGACCGACGCGATGCGCACGGCATGCACCCTCCTTCATATCGCCATTCGCTCCTGCTTCCCGGCCGCGATGATCCGGGCTTCTTCATCCTTCAAAAAGTCCCGCGTCCAGTCCTGTGGAAAGGCCGACATGTACGCAATCTCCATGCGCCGTTTACTGCCTGGCCTGTCAAACACCAGCACCTGCAGGACGGTTATTTGTCCTTTGCGCTCCAGCGCCTTGTAGGCTTGCATCGCCGTCTCGCGCACCTTGTTCAGCGGCCAAACGTCAAAACACGGCACATCTAAATAGCGCGGATCCATGGCTTACTGGTAGTGCAGAGCGTAGATGGCGAACGCCAAGCCTCCGCACATCACCAATGCGATCATCACAAACACGCCTGCAACATACAGACCGGTCCTTAGCCTCTTGATGAGGTGGTTTGTAAAAACAAGTTCGTTCTGCAGGTTATCAATCGTTTCCATCATAGACTTGTTCCTTCTGGGTATGGTCACTGTATGGTCGAATGGCTGCCATTCGGGTCTGTTTCTATTCCGTTGCGTCTGCAGCACTGCTCCCTGCCCCCTTCTTTTGTTCTGGCCCTACACGCGGCCCATCCCTTTCCCGGCTTATGCCGCACCTACCCTGCGCGTGTGGCCTTCGCGCACCACCCTCGGGCCTGTTTCATGCTGTGCAGGTCCCGCCCCTGCTGGATCATTTGCCAGCCCCGGGAATGATCCTAACCGGGTTGGCTTCTATGCACGTCATCTCGCCGCGCTGACAGCATGTTTACCGGGTGGCTATTGCCTCTGCACCGGGCTCCCGGCAACCCGCCCTTCTCCACATTTGTATAGCGCTGCGGAAGGGTTAGCGCTTGGAGCGATTGGCGGGATTTGAACCCGCGCCGGCGGCTTGGAAGGCCGCTGCTCTGCCAATTGAGCTACAACCGCATGGGCGCCCGGTCCGCGCCGGGCATGTTGAACTTGCTAAATCTTTTTCATCCTCCCTTCCTCCTTTCTCTCTTAATGATCGCGGCAAGGGCGGAACCCCAGCACCTCCGCCGGCCCCGGAGTTACGCGACTGTTCGGCTTTTGCCGCATGATCGCCGCTACCGGCTGTCCTACAACCCCGCAATCATTCCAGCAACAGCTGCGTCGGCTCCACGAGATAGAAATCCGCGCGGTCCATCACCGCGTTGTAGCTTGTCTCGCCCTCGAAGCTGTCTACCACCTTGCGCTCATCCGGCGACATGTCCTTGTAGCGCTTTTTGCCGTAGGTGGGGGGCAGCCATCCTTTGCGCTGAGAGCCAAACAGGTTGAACTTGTGCAAAATGGCTTGATCATGGAACTCGATGTGGATGGTGCCTTTTTTGTAGAAGGTTACGTAGAAGTAAGTCAGCTTTATCTTGCGGGTCTGCTGTTCCGCCTTGGCCAGCTCAAGCGTAGCAACCATGTCGACCGGCTCCGTGTTCCCGGTGTCTAAGTAGCGGAGCACCTTTTCGATGTCACCCAAATGGCCGCGCACATGGTGGTTTGTCGGATCATACTTGCCGTTCCAGTCGCTGAAAGGGCTGCGTCCGTACATCGGTGTGACGACCTTTTTCCCAACGCGCCACGCCTCATTTGTTTTCCAGCCATCGTACAGATATCGGTTCTTGCTGTACTCGCCGTAGCTGTATTTGCTTGTACAATCGTCAAACAGTTTCAGGATCGTTTTCTCGACGCCGGACACCATGCGACTGGACATCTGCGCACGAAGTTCTAAGATGTTGAAAACCGAGAAGTCATAGTCCCTCAGCTCCTCCACGCGGCTGTGCAGCTCATCTTTTAAGTTGCTGGTAAGTTGTTTTGTGAAGCGTTCGTCCGTGAAAAGAGCCTCCCAGTACTTCGAGCGCACCGCCTGGATGAAAGCATTCACGGTAGCATCATCGTTGTTTCGGGCGTGCGGGCTGCCCATGGTCAAGCTCATGATCGGGGAGGGTGGGAACTTCTCACCCTCTTTGGGGATCCTCTGCAAAAGATGCGGCTGCATCGCGGTGTACTCTTCGATCAGCTGCATCCCCAGGCGCACCTCGAAATCGTACTGGTCGACAATGGCCTGGACAAAATCAGCCTTGGCAACGAATGTCTGCGTCGGTGCCGCGTACTCGGGTACTTCTGCCTCTTTGCGCAGCTGCTCCATGATCACGCTCGGACGCTCAGGCTTCGGCACGATGGCTTTGACGATGGCGACATCCACCTCAGCGCTGCGCTCCGCGTCGCGGAATGCGTCGGCCACATACTCGATGTCCGCACCCAGTGCCTCCAGCCGCCTCCGAAGCAGATCACGCCGGTTGGTGTGCGGATTCCGTAGCGTCTCGGCGTTCAACAGGCAAACCACGTTGCCGCCGTGCAGTTCCAAAAGCTCCAGCGCGTGCAGAAGGTGCTCGTCGCCGCGGTCAAACGGCGGGTTCATGACGATCAGGTCATACCGTTTTTTCCCCCTGTAGGACAGAAAGTCATCATGCACAACGCGGTACTTCTTCCCCGTGAGGATATGGCGCAGGTTCGGATCGATCTCGATGCAGTCGAGATTCGCTTTCTCAGGGTGCAGCGTGGTTTTACGCACCCGCGTTCCATCGCTTTCTTCCACGAAGTCGAAGGAGGTCAAATCCGTTCTGCGTTGAGGGCCGCTGCATAGTTTCCACAAAACGCTTTCGGCTAGATCGCCCTTTCCGGCGCTTGGTTCGAGGATGCTGTCCACCATCAGCCAATCGATCCCGCTGAGCATTTTTTCCGCGATGTGCCGGGGCGTCGGATAGAAGCCCTTGGCGTTCTGATTCTCTTGTGGCAGTTGGGCTGGCTGCACCATTTGCGCCCCTCTTCTCTCATTGTTTGATACAGGCGGGGAGTTCGCGGTTGGATGCAACCGTGCCCTCCCCTGTCATCCGCCCATCCGGTGGTATCGAACCAACACGGCGGTTTATGAGCCCGCCACGCGGCCTGCGGCTGGGGTGTTGGCGCTACCCCGCCCTCGCCCTCGCTCCCGCTTTTTCCGGGAGCGGCGGGAACCACTCATGCAGGTGCTCATGTTGGATTTCAAACAAGTCCAGGATCATGTAGGCTTCCTCGGTCGTGAAGGCCTTCTTTGCGGTCATGCAGTCGTTGATGTAGTTTTTGCCTACGCCAAGGCGAAGAGCAAGCTCGCGCTGCGGTATGTCGTAAAATCGCATGTAGGCGCGTACTTCGGGCAACCACTTGTCCTTGAATTTCATGTACCGTATTTTCTCGTATAGTGGTGGCACGTGTCCTTGTGGCATAGTATCCCTCCTCCCTGCTCTGGTTTCTGCTTGTCCCTCCAGCCACCGTGTGCTACAAGTATTTGGCAGAAAGGAGAGGATGGCTGACTGACTCCTCTTGCGGACGTTAAAGCCCTTGGTGAAGCAGGTCAGACCATTGCCCCTCATTCTAACAGCTTTGGCACGGGATGCACTAAACCACGGCTGGTTGCGGTGGTTTATCGCGCTGTCGGCGACGTATCGGCGGAATGAAATCGTAGATATTCTTCTGGAAAACGGTGTAACAGGATTCAAGAAGAATTTGAGCGTTTCCGCTTTGGCAAGGTGGGTCTGCGATAATATCTCGGTAGAAGATGTTTTCCCGGATGCCGTAGCGATTTCTTTTGCCCCGGATTTTGTCAAGGGGCGTCGTACGGTATATTCGTACCTTCACTCTCAGTTTGAGGAGCCGCCCACGATAGTTTGGTAGCATTTGTCCCTACGCCGGCTTCTTCTCTTCTCCGCTGCTGTGCTTCTCTACCAAATTTATGAATTCAGCGGCGAAGGCCAGCTTTTCCAATACTTCCTGCGGGAGGCTCTCCACCCTCCTCCATGCATTGCGGGCTTTTTCCTCGCTCTCTTTTGCGTTCATATGGTTTTCCACCTCGTTTTCGCTCTCGTTTCGGGTTGACATGCTCATTGTAGCATAAAAAAAGAGCTTGTCAACCCTTTTTTGAAAATTAGTGGGTTGAAAAACTCAAGACTATCGTGTATGATGTTTCCGAACAACAGAAATGAGGTGCGGCATGGAAGCGCGGATAAGGGAGCTCCGAAAGGGAAAGAAGCTTACGCAAATTGGATTTGGCGAGCGAATTGGGATAGGCAGAGATGCGGTAAATAATCTTGAGCTGGGACGCGTTGTTCCATCAGAACTTGTTTTGCGCGCTATCGTTCGCGAGTTCGGTGTTGATTATGATTGGCTCAAAGCCGGGGAAGGCGAGCCGTACGCAAACGACTGCGACGAAATCCTAGCGTCCCTTGATGATCTGATGACAGGGAAAAATGAAACGGCCCAGGCCTTGCTTCGGGCCATGGCGAAGTTCACGGACGCACACTGGGCCGCGTTTGATGAAATTCTTGACATGATTGAAGAGGAACGGGGCCGCTAGGCCTGCTCCTTTTTGTAAAACCGTCTCACATAAAAATATATGCGCTTGATTATTCCTTTTCCCTGTATCGTACGCAACATCCTTATAATTTCTTCGACATACCACTCATCCACGCATAACCCTCCTCGCATTCCAAGCGTTAGTTCTTATGGGAGTTACAGGATACCATAGGGAACGTGTGTTTGCAAATAGCGTTTTGCGAACAAAAATATTACGGAAAGCGAACTCTTTTGAGCGGCTCCAGCTAAAACGCTTCTTTTTTACATTTTTTCTTGGTTTTTGTGTAATTACAGTTTACCAGGTATTTACGCACATGAATGTCGTAATCTTTGTCGAATTTTAGCAAAGCTGCTTGTAATTACTACCATCAAGGAGGCGCGCCATGCCAAAGCAACGCAAAAATGAGGCCGTTTGGATCGAATCCCGCCAACGGTGGCAGGTCAACGTACAGGTTGATGGGCGGCGCAAAACATTTTGCTCTTCCACGCCTGGTCGCAAGGGAAAAATCGAATCTGAGCGCAAAGCTGATCAGTGGATCAATGACGGCGCCTCCGATGATCCGCGCTTTGAAACGCTGTGGGGTGAGTTCCTGGTAGAGCTTAAGCGTACCACCGGCACCGGAAATTATGAGAACCACGAATCAGCGGGCCGCCTCTGGATTTTACCCAACCTAAAATTAAAACGCCTGTCAAGCATAACGCTACAGGATTGGCAAGAAATACTCACAAAGATGCACGAAGCCGGACGCTCTCGTAAGTACATGCAAGGGATACGCGGTGCAATGACCGCATGTTACAACTATGCGCGCAAGCGCCGCCTGCCTCTGGAGCGCCCAGATTATCTTGTTATCCCAAAGAGTGCGCCGGTTGGCCAACGCAATATCCTGCAGCCCGGCAACCTGAAAAGGCTTTTCTCTATCGATTGGATCGAACGCTATGGAAAGCAGCCGTGTTTTTTCATTCACGCATGGCGCTTTCTTGTTTTGACCGGCATGAGGCGCGGAGAATTGTGCGGTCTGCGCACCGAAGATCGCGACGGAAGTGTTTTGTATATTCGTCGAGCGTTTAATGAACAAGGCGAATTAACCCAGGGCAAGACAAAAAACGCACAGCGGTACATCGTACTGTCGCCACGCATGGAAGCCGTGCTGTACGAACAAGAAACAATGCTAAAAAAGAAAGGGATCATCACGCCGTGGTTGTTCCCGGACGAAAGCGGCGAGTGCCTTAGCGGGATCCATTTGTATAAGAAGTGGGCGACATACCGCGACCAGCATGACATGAACGGCTGCAGCTTGCACGAGCTTCGCCACACGTTGATTTCGGCTGTTAAGGCAGACGTACCTGAAGCGCTTTTGAAAACGATGGTTGGCCACAGCAAGGCAATGGACACCCATGGGATCTATGCTCACAAACTCGATGACGATGCATTACGTGCATCGCAGCTCGTCAGCGATGTTTTTGACCGTTTATTATCCGATTAAGAAAGCAGGTACACATTTTAGTACACGCTTGCATTTTTAAATGACCGTTCCCCGCTTCCCGTCTTTTCGGGAAAATCGTTGGTTTTGTTGCGTTTTGGTATTTCGCACTTTCCCCCTCAAACCTTCCTTTCAGATTCGAATCCTGCCGCCCCAGCCACCCAAATGTCAAGGCCGCGACAACTTTTTTGTCGCGGCCTTGATCTTTTTTCGCCTTATATCACTTGCACGTATGGATGCCAATCATGTATAATAATTGC